CGAAGGGGACACAGAAACACATATATGAATACCCCCCAACTTGCAAGCGAATTTGGTAACGATCCGGTCACGGTTGGTAACGATTAGGTAACGGCTGTCAGTCTCGCCCTGACACCCAAAAGCATCAGAGAGGACGGTCGCTAGTTGGGAGGGGGTCATGCTCTCGATCCGCTCTCGTCCACTACAGGGGCTTGTTCGGCTATCGCCTTATGCGCCCACATGCTGGAGCTCTCTAGCTCAGTGAACGCGATGGACTTTGCGCGCCCCGGTACTAGTACACGGTCGAGCTGGGCGGCGAACTCGCGGAAGAGGTATCGAAGTTCCGCATGTTGCGGCAGGGTCGCGTTAGCGCCTTCGATGGTGGCTTTGTGAAAGCCGAAGCGATTCTCTATCTCATCAGCGCCTAGCGACTCAGTCATTGGTCTGGTCCTGTAGCTGTTTGGCGGGCACGCCGACTTTGGCCGCCGTGAGCTTCTGGCGGTCTTTGAGGACCGCAACATCGATGGTGAGCTGGTCCGTGGTGCGCCCGATGGTATCGATGCGAGCGAGGATGCGGCGGAAGGCATACCAGGTAACGACGCCGATACCGCCGAGCGCCAGAAGGATGTACGGCCCCCAGGAGATGGTCGACCCTAGCCCGGAGGCCGTGCTGACCACGTCCACTACTTACTCACGTTCGACGCGGCGACAAAGCCGAAGGCCACGCCGATCTTGAGGAGGATGCTGGAAGCCAGGCCGACGACCTGGACGAATACCGGAGCCGTATGGCTGGTCAGAATTCCAGCCACGACGATGTCGGGCCCAAAGCTCACCAGGAGGGCTGAGCTGGCGTAAAGGTAGTAGGCGCGCTTACGCGCCGTAGGAGAGCCCGCGAGAAGACCGGAGAGTGGAGGAGTGCCCAGAACGTCGCTATCGGTCTGGAGAGTGGCACGGGCGGCCGCTACCTGGATAGCGCTCAGGGGTTTGGGGTCGGTCACGGTAGGGCCCTTCGGAGTAGTTGAGGATGGAGCTGGAGCTGGAGCTGGAGCTGGAGCCGGAGCTGGAGCTGGAGCTGGAGCTGGAGCTGGAGCTGGAGCCGGAGCGGGAGCTGGAGCTGGAGCGCCTTCGGCCTTCGGCTTGACCAGGAGAGCGTTGACATGCTTCTGGACTTGCACGAAGTCGTACCCCGCATTCTCCAGGCGAGTCTTCCGGGTCGGCCCGTTACCCCATTTACCCGCGATGACCTCACGCGCGACGGCGTCAAGGTCTTCCAGCTCTTCCCAGGACTTCGTACCGGTGTAGTCGAACGTGTAGGAGTTGTACGCGCGGAATCCGTACTGTTGAGCGATCGCGGGGGTGATCCCATGGAAGTTGATCCGCGTCCCCAGCTCATGCGGCGAGGAGCCGACCGGCGACAGACCCGCATCGATCACGCTGTATTTGATTCGCCCTTTTGGGGTGCGCAATTCCTCGCTGGCGGTGTGCGACCAGTACCCGGCCGCAAGTCCGCTCATCCGTGCCGATGGATGGTTTTTCTTGAGCCGGGCCCAGGCGGCGGCCGTGTTCTTTTCGCCTCTGACTGTTGGGGCCGAACCTTCGAGGTCGGCCAGGTAACGGTCCGGGACGTAGCCATGTTTTGGGGTTGTCATGTTGTACCTACTGGGGGAATCGTTGGCCGTGGGCGGGCCAGAGCTGACGGTAAAGAATGCGAATCTGCCTCACGACGTAGTTAGACATGACGTGAAGAGTTGGGGTGAGAACCGGAGGTTGAATAGTGCTGATGCTGGTGAGATGGATGCCCCGATGCACCGTGTAGATGCTTAGCGGCAATACAGCCGGGTTGGCGTGGCCTGCATCGACGACAGGGACAGTTCCGAGGTCGGCCATTATTCGACCAGCACGGCGATGTAAGTGGGGTTATCCCCGTCGCTGGTCGGCACCTGACCGGACAGGACGTAGGTTGCCCCGTCGATTTCGACGGTGTCGCCGATGCTACCGCCGTACACGTAGTAGAAGTCGATGATGTCGCCGATATGGAAGCCGTCGCCGAAGGTCGGGCTATCCCACGGCGGAGTACCTGTCCCGGCCGATCCGGTGGCCGCCTTGAGGTAGTACGCGGCACGCCAGGCGTAGGACGGCAGGTAGTTGCCGGAGATGATCGGAAGCTTTGATCCGATGGGATGAGTCCTAAAGGCGATGGGCTGGAATCCGGCCACCCCGTTGACAATCATGTTCGCGGAGATGCCATCCCCAAAGTAGTTATTCGGCGGGGCGATCCCGTTACCGGCCGCGCCGATGATCGGGTTGACACTGGTATCGAACGGCTGGGCCGCCCAGGCCGGGTCCACCGCCAGGGTGGCCGCGTGGAACCAACCCGGGATCGTGGTGTAGATCGCGACATGGTCGAGCGTGACACTCATCCAGTAGCCGAACGCGGACGACGGGACGATAGAAGCGAACCAGGGCTTCTGGATGACCTGCCCATGGTTGGTCGTGGTGAAGGTCGTATTGGTCTGAGTGTTGACGTTCACCGGCCCCATGTACGCGCCCGTGCTGGACTCAACGCCATTGTTCGGAACCATCGTCGAGCTGACGACCTGGCCGAGCGAATGCGTACCCGTGTCGTATGCGGCACCGGCGATCACTTCGACCTGTTGTTCCGTGCCCAGCGTGTTCCACTTGACCGCGAGATACCAGTCGTACCCGGCCGTATTGTCGCCCCCATCGGACTTGTAAACCTTCGTGCGCCAGGTGCTTGCGCCAGGGCTCAAGGCTTCCACGACGGTCCACCCCGCATCCAGGAGAAGCCCGTCCAGGACGCCCGCGAAGGCATCAGCGGCGTTAGCCGAAACGATGGTGTCTTGTGCGTATGACATGGTGACCTTACTCTCTGAATATTCTGTAATCGAAGTGGACGGCGATGGCGGCGGGATCGGCGACATCCGTATTGGTGACTGACAGCCAGACCCCGCTTCCCAGGTCGGTAATCTGGACTCCCGGCGTGAGGGCCTTACTTAGTTCGTCGGGAATGGCAACGAAGTCGAGATAACATCCATGATCGGCGGAGATGTTCAACGGCGTCAGGATGTCGCGGCCTTCGTCGGCGATCATGTACGACTGACTGGCGTACACCCGCACCCAGGAGCGACTGCCCGCGCTGACCGTGAACGCGCCGACCATCGCGGGCTGCCCGACCATTTCCCCCTGGTAGGCAGCGCCCGCCGCCAGCGACGGGGTAGCGAAGTCGAACGCCCCAAGATCGGCGATCCCAGGAGGGCCCTGAAGAGTGCCGATGTAGGCGACAGTGACATGGGTTGAATCGGTCACTATCGTGATTTCGCCGTAAGCGCTCTGGTCCGTCCCGTCGACAACCAGATCATTTACTTCCGGGGCCCGGTCCGGACCGCTCGCCAGCACCACGGCCGTAGTACCGGAATGGGCGATAGGCGTTTCGGTTGTCCACCAACCAAAACCTGCCAGACCCCTCAGTACCCCCAGCGGGGCAACCGTGACCGACGTAGGACTACCTACCGCCGTAATCTGACCATATCGAAGAGAGCTGGACTCATCCGAGACGAAGTCGTCTACCTGGGGTACGCGCGCCGCATCCGCCGCGATAGCCACGACCGTTGTACCGGTCGCGGATATTGCGGTCGCCGTCGTCCACCAGCCATGACCGGCGAGCCCACGAAGAATTCCGAGGGCCTGGACTGTGGCATGAGTTGCATCGATGACGGCGGTAACGATGCCGTAAACGATGCTAAGGGACTGGTCAGACACAAGATCGCCGACAACGATAGGACGGTTAGCGTCGATATCAGTAATCGTGACATTGGTACTCCCAGTAGGGGCAATCGCGGTGGCTGTGGTGCGCCAGGAATACCCGGCGACGGCGTGCTCAGTAATGTAAGCGTTGGCGGCGGTCGCCCAGCCATTCAGCCATGCTTCGACCAGAGCTAGCCAGTAGACCAGGTAAGACTGCCAGGCAGTCGTCCAGGCGCGGAGCTGGTGCCTAACCCAGGAGCGAATTGATTCCAGAATCAGATCCCGGTTCTCCCCGTCGACATGGTCGAACGGGGAAGCATCCCCCACCATGGGCGGATTCAACGGGATCGTCGGCGACAGCGGAGCCGGGTCCGGTTCCGGGTCGATGGGAGGATACGTGAACTCAGACATGGCGGGAGCCTACCAGTCGCCGAACATCGAACCGATGTAGCTACGGCGGGGCGAGCCGATAGCGTCGTCGCGTTCGCTACGATCCCACACACCCAGGAAGAGCGGCTCAATGGCTTCGAGTACCTGAACATCCACATTCAGATAGGCGGCCCTTTGCTCTGCCAGGAGAGCCATGACCGACTGCCCCATGCGCCCCTGGTAGTTCGTCGAGCTGGTCGAGCTGGTGGCCTGGTCAGTAGCCGCCGTCGCATAGTCAAGGTTCCCTCCCAGTGGGCCCTGAGGGAAGTCGCTCTGAGCGTCCCGCGCGAGGGACGCCCCGACGCCCGCGATAACGGCATCCTGGGTCGTGAGCGGGAGCGCAACCGAAGTCGACACGTAAAGCCGATTCAGGATCGACATGGGCCCCAGGTTCAGGTTCAGCCAGCGACGCACCGCACGGCCGAACTCATCGGGCGTGTCATAGCTCAGTCGCCGACCCGCGAACCGGTCGAGAATATGGCTCAGAAGAACCGGAGCGTAAGCCGGATCGAAGAGCGGCAGGGCCTCCAGGTAGAACGAATCCGAAGGGACGGGGTCGCCATCGCGGCGCCAGGTCAGGGCTGAGAGCCGCATAGGAGGGATAGCGATAGACGCCCCGCCAGGAAGGTCGATGGTGAACGCATCGACGTTAGCCTGGTCGATGGTGTAGCCGTTGAACCGTAGGGCATCTTCGAGCTTCATAGGCATGGCAGTCATGGGCGTATCCTAACCCGCTCAGTAGCTGATGCCTGAAAGCGGCGTGTTGTCATCGGTCACATCGGTTCCGATGTCGGCCACGACCGTCCAGACCGTAACTCCACGGTCGAACGCCTGGGCGATAGTCCGTCGCTTCTCTTGCGGGGTCGTACCGCTGATGAGCGCTCCGCTCGTCTTCCAGTAACTGAACTTTGACATCGTATTGAGCTGGGAAGGCGCAAACGCCTGGCCGATCATGTACCCGTAGCGCGACCATTCGGACACCAGTTTCCGCACTCGCTCAACGGAGGGAACGGAGATGATGACCTGGAAGGCCTGGGCAAGGATGGCACGCCAACCAGACGCGATCTGATGGGCTGACCCGTTACCGCTTTGGGAGAACAACGATTGCATCCAGGTATCGAACGACACCACGGCGGCCTCACCGGAGAGGCCGAGCTGGAAGCCCCCGATGTCGTAGGAGCCATTCTGGCTAATGTCTAACATCGTGATGGTATTACTGGCCGTGATGGCTGCTGTAGCAAGGCCGGAAACCGCGCCCAGGGCAGCGCTGGCAGCCCCGCCTTTAGCGCTGTCGCCGAGCGCGCCGCCAGCGGCTCCGACGGCACCGCCCAGGATGGTTTGGATGCCCTGAACGGCGGCGTTGAGCTGAATATTCGTGTACCCCAGAGTTTGGGCTAGCTCTTTGTTCCGAAGATTCGACGCCGAAGTCGAGTGGGACGAATAGGCGTTCAGGTAAGGGGTGATGTCCTGGGAGGCGATGTTAGATGCGGCGAGTCCGAACCCCGAATGTGCGAGCCCTGCTTTACCGCCCACGGGAGCATCGATACCCATCTGCGAGCCCAGATCGTTATACCCCTGGGGAATGAGCCGGATACTCGGATCGCCATGGGCGGCTCCGGTAACGGCGATGAATCCGACTCCGCTCTCATGCCATTGGTCAGGCCGGAAACTGAGGAGCGATTCCCCATTCCCTACCAGAAGGTCCGTGAATTGGGCCGTCAGGAGTTTAGTCCAGCCCACAGCATCGACGGCCGCTAGCACATCGTCGCGCCAGCCTTCGAGAATGTTGGGTGTCGCTGTGGCGGAAACCACTTCGCCCAGGAAGTTGGGGATATCGGCGGCGGCATCCCACATACCATCAGACGGGTCGAGCGATGGGACGGCGGGTGAGAATCCGGCATCGCCTCCATCGCCGACCGCCCAGGAAGGGACCAGACGAACATCGACTATTCCGGACAGCACCCAGGGGGCACCTTGCATGATGGTCATGTACTGGGCAAACCCCCGCATGGTGAACAGGTATACGCCGCCCCCGGCCGGTATCCCGTCGATGGTCGATACGGGTGATGCTTCCACTTTGGGAACGAACGCTTCTAAAGTGGGCGACGGCGCACCATCCCAGATATAGGGGCCGTTGTAGGTATAGGTGAATGAGTTGAATTCGGTAAATCCGTAGCCTTCGACAATGCTGGGGTCGACGCCATGGATGTTGATGCGTATTCCGAGCCCGTGCGGCGACGCCCCGATAGGCGATAATCCTGTATCGATCACGTCATACGCGGCAGGGTCATGGTGGATAGCCCGGTCGAGCGCACGCGACCAGTACCCGGAGGCCGGGCCGCTGATGCTCGCTTCTGGATGGTCGGCCTTCAATAAGGCCCAGGCGGCCGCCGTGTTCGTTTCCGCCTGGACGATACCGGGCGGGGTAGGGTCTTTGGTTGGCGGCCCATCGACCAGGTCGGCACGGTAGGCGCTGGGAACATACCCATTCAGCGGCGTTCCGGTAGCGGGCCCGGTATCGGAGTTCGACTGTGCCAGCCACGGGTAATCGGCTTCGGGAATGGTGAACTGGACCGTACCGGAAGAGTCGACCGTGGCAGAGGACGCGAGCCCTGCCGCTTCCGCTATCAAATCGGATTCGACGTGCTTATCCCAGAACGGGAAGCCTGTACCGCCCCGCAGGTCATTAGCGGAAACTACCAGGACAGTCCAGGAGTCCGGGGCAGCCCCCAGGAGAGAGCCGTCCAGGACGCCGCGAACCGGAGGGGCATCGATAGGCTCCGGGGCCGTGAGGTACTGGTCGCCGTAAGTATCGCCTTGGGAAGCGGCAACGGCGACATGGCCGCGCTCGACCATCGAGTAGCCCAGCACCCAGTCAAAGGACGGGAACTCATCGATGTCAGCCAAGAATCTGGTTACGTTCAAGTTCAGGAAGATGGGTGTGTAAAAGACGTACCACTTCCGCCCATTCGCGGCGGTAATGCGACCGTAGTTGTAGAGCCGAATCGCCGTGTCGTAATCGAGCCCGACCTTGAGGTTGTACTCAGGGTCATAACTGACCTGGTCTTCGCCCAGCACCCAGGCAGCGCCGCCAGGGACGCTGGGGTCGGGAGTGGCTTCGAGCTGAGCGTCGATATAGGCGTCGTAGGCGGCACGGTTCAACCCAACATGCTGGTGGTCAGGATCGAGCGGGGCATTGACTAAGACGATGGTGACGAAGGGAGGGGTTGCCGGGTAGACGTAATCTAGCCCGGCCTGGGTCACTCCTTCGGGAACAGAGTTGATATGTTGCGCCATGGCGGGAGTCTACTGGAGGGCTCCGCCTGGCTATGGTAGGGCGCGGAATGTAACGGTTTGGTAACGCGCGTGACGACTTGAGATTTCTATGGCAGAGTCAACCCTGCCGCCCCGACCGGGACGGCAGTCAAAGTCAAAGGATAAAGTCACATGAGCAAATTTTCAGATCGCGCCACCATCCTCCCGTCCGCGAAGTTCCCGTTCGTCGGGACCGTCGTCGAAGGGCGCGTCCTCTCGCTGGCAACCAACCCGGTGCCGGAGTTTGAGAAGGGCCGCATGGTCGGCACCCGTGAGCTGGCAACCGGGGGCAAGATGACCCAACTGGATGTCACCCTCCAGACGGCGGACGGCAAGGTCGTCCTCCACACGAAGGGCGGCATTTTCAACGCCATCGCTAAGGCCCTGGATGCGGCCGAACTCGAAGACCTTATGACCGGCTACACCCTCGCCGTCGAGTACGTCGGCGACGGCGAGCCCGGCCCGGAAGGAAACGCCCGGAAGCTCTATGAGGCGACCGTAACAAAGTAACCAGGACGTGGAGGTCGCAGTCGGCCCGAACCCTTACGACCTCCACGCCAATACCAACCTAGAGGCTCGAAGCGACTCCCTCGCGCTTCGAGCCTCTGGCGTCCCACCCCACAACTTGAACCGGAGAACTGGACCATGACTGAACTAGAGCGAGCGCTAGAGCTGGTCGGCTCGCGCGTTACCGTAACCAACCCCCTCCTACCATCCGCGACCTGGACGGGCTATGCCATCGGCGCATCAGTCCAGCCGACCATCCTGCTCCGCGACGAAGCGACCGGTGAGCGAATGATGCTCCCCCTCACCTGGGCGCGAGCTGCCAGCGCCGAAGTCGAGCAAGAGAGCCGGGGAAGAGAGTGCCGAACTTGCGGAGAAGTCAAGTCATCAGACCTACACGACCGGCAAAAGTTCCGGATCATCGGTCATGACTTCGACTGAGAAGCCGCGTTACGAATGGTACGACTACCGCGCCATCCTCTCCAGGGCCGCCCTGGTTTCCCTGGTGTCAGGCCCCCGCTCCATCGGTAAGACCTTCGGAGCGAAACGCGATGCCGTCAAACGTTACCTGGCGACCGGGAAACAAACCATGTGGCTCAGGCGCACTCATACCGCACTACGCCCCGCTAAGGCCGGATTCTTTGACGGCATCGCCTACCTATGGCCTGGCTTCGAGTTCCGAGTCGACGGCGACGAAGGCCAGATACGGACCGACGGCGACGACTGGCAAACGGTAATCAGGTTCGCTGCCCTCTCCACCGGCTCCCAGTTGAAGGGTACGGAGTTCCCCGATGTCGACTGGATCATCTACGACGAATGCTTCGCCGACCTGGAGATGGGCGAACGCTACTTAGAAGAGGAGCCAACCCGACTGGTCAGCCTCCTCATAACGATCAATCGATCCCGCGTCAGCACCAGGCGAGGAGGCAAATCCCAGACCCGTCTCCTCCTCCTGGGAAACGCCATCACCCTGGACAATCCGTACTTCCTATTCTGGGGCTTTGATGGACTCCGCGAGTGGCAAAAGGGGAGCGTGACCGGAGGTGACGTAGTCATGCACCTGGTCGATGCGAACAAATACGAACGGCGCGTGTCGAAGAGCATCTACGGCAACATCTTAGGCACTGCCGTCCTGGGCTACGCCGAAGGCGAATACTTCCGCCCTGACGGCGGCCTGGTCGTTTCGAAGCGACGCGAAGACTCGAAGCCGTTTTGCACCCTGGTAACCGAACGCGGAGTGTTCGGGCTCTGGCTCACTCCCGACTATCAGCAGATGTTCGTGACAGTCGGCCCCCTCGCCGACCCCAACGTATCCGTTGTCGCCTTCGAGATGGGCATGGTTCGCCCCGGTGTACCCTTCGCTGAACCCCGAAAGTTCATCCGGTCAGAGGTCCGCCGACATTACAAGCGCGGCAGTCTCTTCCTGGTCACTCCCGCCGCAATGGCCGTCCGCCAGGCACTAGCAAAGTAAGGGCCGGACCATGGCTGAACGCAAACCGCTAACCCCAGCTCAGAGAGCCGCCGCAACCCAACGCCAGGCGCTCTATCGTGAACGCCAAAAACTCATCAAGGCAAAGAAACCAATACCCCAGGCGATAGCGCCGAAACGCCCGGCCACGTACCGGCCGCCAGCGAAGGCGGGCCCGAAGGCCCGCAAGGTCGCCCAGGTCGACGCCAGACAGTCGGCGGCCCAACGCGCGAGTAACGCGAAGATAGCCCAGCTCAATCGTCAGGTCGAAGCCCTCCGCAAGCTCCCTCAGGCGAGAAACCCTCAAAAGAACATGAAGCCCGCATTCGAGGAGGAGCGTCTGGCACCCCGGACAGCGGAAGCCGCGAAGATACGTAAGGCCGCTCGCAACCAGCAAATACAAGCCATCGGCAAAGGGCTAAAACGCGATTTCAAGAGGGCCGATTTTGAGGGCATTCAGAGCGTATTTGAGACGGCCAACGAACGGATGAGGTTTCGCGAAGCGACCGCTCGAATAGCCGCCGTATCCGCCCAGGCGTTGGCGATCTACTTTCACAATGAGGGCGGCTCCGGAGAGTTCAACGTAGCGCTGAAAGAGATTCGCTATCCCGTCGACGGTGGCGATGCCGGGAGCGGACTGACGCGCCTGGAAGAGCTCGCCGACGCCATAGAACTGGCCGACGAAACTTACGGCGAGAAGGCCATAGCCGCGATGCCCATAGAGCGCCGCCTGGAGCTGGGCGCGGACGTAAACGGGCGGCTCAATCTCTGACCCCCTCACTGGGGGCAGCGGCAACCAGGAGGCACCGCCAGAATTGACGGGCAAGCTCTTTAGCTAGTCCTCAACCAGAATCGAGAAACATCACATGGTCATTTACTATTACGACGTACGCCGTACCTCGAAGTACTCTGACAGCATCGTTGCCAGATTCATGTTCAAGAGCGACGCGGACGAGTACACCGCGACTCGCAACCTGCAAGAAGGTCACGCGGCAACCTACGCTATCGAACCGTGCCACGATCTTGACGGGCTGCCCGAGTAATGCGCTGGAGCATCGGCGACATCTGCCGCGTCGGCACTGGTAAAGCGGAATGGGTCATCACTGCGTTCTGGGTCGATACCGAGACGTTTGCAGTGCTTGAGCGTGTTGACGCCCGTCACGTTCGTATGAGCGCCGCCCTAGACCGTTTGGTCGCGGTATGAGCGACGACCCGTGGATGGTCAACGCCGACGACGCCCGCGTACTCCGCCAGGACGATGACCTGGCGATCCGCCAGGCCTACCGTGGAGGCGTCTTCCCGGCCATCGCCCCAGGTGACGACATCGACATCAATTCCGCCTACCCGGCCGAGCTGGGATGCGACCAGCTCGGCCACGCTTTGCACGTCATCGCTGGGGTCTTACAGACTAGCTGCCTCCGATGCGATGAGGAGCTGGCACCTGACCAGCTCCGCCGTCGTATCAAGGTCGAGATAAACCAGGTTTGGGGGTGCGAGCTGTGAGCGCCGCTAACGACCTGGTCGCCTCAGTCGAAGCGATGTACGGGGCCGACTCATTGGCCGCAATTGCTGTCAGGGAAGCCCTGACACTCTCGCGCCGCCCGAAGCGGGGTCGTCGGTCAGTCGAAACCCTCGACTTCATCGCCTCAGTTCGCCGCCTGGTGCGACGGGCTGGAGTCCGGGTAGCTGACGCTGATGAGCATGAGTTGCGGGCGTTGATGGCGCTCCAGGAGACGCTGGACGAAGCTCTCCAGGTAGCGGTCGACGGTCAGCGTTCGATAGGCCGGAGCTGGGCCTACATCGGAGACGCGGCGGGGATGAAGAGGCAGTCAGCCTTCGAGCGCTGGGGAAGCAAGGAATGAAGACCATTGAGGCCGACGGCCATGTCTATGAGCTGGTGGTATGTCCTGACTGTCATTCGGCCGGGAAGCGTTGCATGAGGCCGTCAGGTTGGGAGGCTAGTGCCTGGCATAAAGCCCGCGTCGTTCTCTTCGGCCAGGTCAACGCCGAAGAGCTGGCAAAGTCTCAGGCTGAATGGGATGCCGTGAATGGGGCGAGCGGCCCGCGTGGCTGACATTGACGGGACCGGCCAGGACGATGAAACGACCGTCAAGTGGTACGCCGACGACTTCGAGACGACGACCGACCTTGACGGAGAACCGAAGGTCTGGTTTCTCACGCGGGAAGAGGCCGAAGAGAACCGTGACCTGGAGCCCGGCAAGACCAGGCTACGGGTCAAGCTCAAAACCAAAGACGACCCTGTTACCCGCACTATCACGTACCGCCGACAGGATGACGGCAAGCTGACGGCGACGACTCGGACAGGGCGAGCCCGCGTCTGGAGCTGGGCAATCCGCGAGGTCGGCGGCCCAGGCATCTGGCGTGGCGCCACCCTCTACGGATGGGTCCAGAAGGCGTGCGAGCTGGGCGGCATTCACTGGTTTCATAACCTTCGATTTGACGGGGCCTTCTCAGACTCTTACTTCCAGGATGGCCCCGGCCGGGGGCTCTCGATGCACGCCGGAACCTGGCGTACTAACCAGACCCCCGTGGGATGCTTCTCCGCCCTCATCTCGGACACCGGAGCCCATTACTCCAGGTTCGTCCGCGTGCCCGGCATGGGTCACTTCGAGATGCGCGACAGCCTCAAAAAATTTCCCGCCACGACCATCGCCGCCCTAGCAAAAATGTTCGGCGCGCCGAACCCCAAAGGCGTCATCGACTATGAAGCCGAGCGCCCGGAGGGATACCAGCCAACAGCCGACGAATGGGAATACCTGGAGACGGACGTAGAGATACTGGCGACGGCCCTCTTAGCCGCCCAGGAGGCCGGAGCGCTCGGCTTGACCATTGGCGGCGACGCCATCAAGGAATACCGGCGAACGATGGATCACGGGAAATTTAGATCCGTCTTCCCCATCATCGACCGCGAAACAGACGACTTCATCAGACGCGCCTATCGCGGTGGCTGGACCTGGATTAACCCCGAACATCAGGGGCTAGTCCTGGAAGCCCCCGAAGGCGAAGTGCTGGGCGCGGTAGAAGACGTAAACAGCATGTATCCGGCGGTCATGCACCAGAGCCCTTACCCCGTCGGCGCACCGGTCCGGCTCGCGCCAGGACAGCACGAACTCAAAGGATTCCCCCACGTCATCTACGGCGCACTCCTGGACGCGACCATCAAGCCGGGCAAGTTCCCCATGCTCCAGGTCAAGAAAGACGCCCGGTACAACCCTGTGCAATACCAGACCGCCGTGGATGCCATCGAGTGGTACGGGACGGAGGTCGACTGGCAACTCCTCTACGACCAGTATGACGTGAGAATTCACGAGTGGACACCAGGGCTCGCGTTCGCCTCTCAATGGGGCCTCTTCACCCGGTATGTCGACAAATGGATGGCCGTCAAGGAAGAGGCCGGCCGGGTCATGGAAGAGGAGAAACGGGCCGGACGGGTCGGTTCTCCACGCTGGGCGGCGGCATCCGGTCGACGGACTCAGGCGAAGTTTCAACTAAACAATCTCTGGGGCCGATTCGCCATCAACCCATTACGGGCATCCAGGACGCCCGGCATCGACGAAGACGGCACCCCGACCTACTCGCTCAACCCCCAGGAGTACGGCGACCCGTGCTATACCCCCGTCGGGGTCTGGACGACCTCATACGGGCGCGACCGCGTCATCCGAGCGGCCCAGTCATTCGGCCCCGACTTCCTGGCCGCCGACACTGACAGCGTCCACCATCTAGGGCTCGACTCACGCGGCCTGGAGATGCACGACACGAAGCTGGGAGCCTGGGCGCGAGAGGCCATCTTCACTAAGGCGACCTACCTTCGTGCTAAGGCATACGCCGAAGAGATAGACGGCGAAGTCGAAGCCCATGTCGCGGGACTCCCGCGCCAGCTCCTCGGCGGAATGAGAGTCGAAGACCTCACCATCGGGGCCCGGTTCAGCGGCAAGCTGGTCCCCCGCAAAGTCCCTGGCGGAATCATCCTGGAGTCAACGGACTTCGTCATCGGCGAACGCGACGCCTGGGGGCACCGGTCCTAACCTTTACCGACCAGGCGGACCCTGGACCATGTGAAAGGAAAGAACGATGGATCGATACATCAGGACCAGCACGGCAGCTATTGCATCCGAATTGTTAGGAGGGGCTGACTCGGGCCGCTCGATAGGAGGGGCGTTTGGGCAAGTGTGCGCGGACTTTACCTACGACAAAGATTCAGACGATGTCTACGACCACCTCCTAGAGCTGGTCATTCAGGCCACGTTCGCCGCCGCGCTAACGATCGACCAGATGATGGAGAACGTAGAAGGCGGCCGCCTGGCAGCTCACGCGAAACACGGCGACAACAGCATCGAAGCAAAGAGCGGGGATGAGACGCTGTTTTGGCTGAGCTGCCTGGGAGAGGAATACGGCGAGATGTGCGACACGGTCGACGACTACCCCAGGTACGTCGAAGAGGCTATCGACATTTGCACGGTAGCCGTCGCCTGGCTCGCCGCGCTTAGCCGGGTAGAACGATGAACCGATCAACCCGGACCTACGACCTCTACGCCGAAGTGACATTCGACATAGCCGAAGGGGTAAACCTCACCCATTGGGTGAATCCCGACACGGGCAAGCTGGAGCACCGCATGGACGGCCTCTACGCGAACGTCCAGACCGAAGATGATGTCTATAAGCATTTGGCGTATAACGCCGTGTTCAACGGCGTAATGGATGCTTCTAGACTGGATGGCTGGGCGGACCTAGAGGCAGACCAAATCAGGATGCATGTGGATGGCTCCATCGAGTAAAGTGGCACTCGCGTCTTCCGTGTTCTAAGTGTCGGCGTCATCCCCCAGGGGCCCAAAGCCCGGACCGCCGAATTGCAAGTGAGGACTAGCTGCGACCGACACGGGTAAGACCAAATTGCACGCCCCAGGTTTCGACTTGGGGCGTGCTACTCTGTCCGGCATGGCTTCCCGATTCCGCAGACCCAAAGAGGCACCGCCTTCGACGGACACGCCCGCCGAGACTCCGGTAGAACCGGAAGAGCTGGCGGTAGAAGTAACGCCCAGAGCCAAACCGGCCCCACTCCCGCGCCACGACTACGACAAGGACATGCTATGAGTTTCAAGAGCAAGCTGATGGAACTCATCAATGGCCTCCCCGACGATGACGACACCACGGACGGGGGCATTCGCGAGGATGACGCGCCAACGGGAGACGCGGACCAAATCGATGACGGGGCGACCGACGGCGGGGGCGCCGACGAAGGCATCGATGAAGACATCGACGAATCAGGCGATGGCGACGACTCCGGCGATGACTCCGGGGTAGATGAGGGAGACGAAGAGGGACTCCCCGAATCCGATGTAAGCGTCGACCAGCTCCGGGCTTCGCTAGTCAAGCTGGGAATCGAGAATGAGCGTCTACGAACGCGCCTGGCGGAGCTGGGCGGGGATGCCGCCCTGACGACCGACCTGGACGCCGACGACGACCTGGACGCCGACGAAGACGAAGTCGTCGAAGACGAAGTCGACGAAGAGACGGCCCAGGCCGACATCGACGCCCAGAAGGCCCAGATAGCAAAACTCAAGGGCGACGGCTAACACGCCGTAACCCAGTCACGACTTCACGTCACTAACCGGTTAGGATACCGACCATGCGCAACCTCAAGCCCCGCCTTCGCTTCATCACGGCTCTCGATAACGTCGCCCTCATCGAAACGATGACTAGCGGCGAGTTGGTCACGAAGCCGTCAGCGGCGGCCTATTCCTACTTCGCTGCGAAGCGCGACGCGCTCTTCGGGAACCCGACCCAGAACGCCCCATTCTTTGAGAATGCCTGGCTGCCCTGGCAGGAAGAGTTCAGCGCCACCCGCAAGTGGGATGGCTACGCTGACCTCATCGCGGTACGCCGTCGCAAGCTCTACGCCAACAGCCTCCTGGTCGACGCCCATGGCACTCCCGGGTCGGTTCAGAACAATCCCAATGACCCTCAGAACGAACTCCGGCTCAAGCGCTTCCGCCCGCTCTACAGCCAGGCGACACTCTTTCAGAACCGCGATGAGTTCACGCCGATCACGGTTGATACCAACCAGATCGCGCGACTTCTCCAGTCAGGCTCCCCGGAGTCGACCGAAGCGTCCACCTTCATCAGCAATCAGATCACCCAGGCCGAGAATCGCGACATGGCGGCCGAGTTCAACACGCTCATGTCGGCTGTCGCGCTCAAGGCGGGACAGCCCGGCATTTTTAACCTGAACCTGCCCAACCTCCGGGCTGACGGGGCGACAGCCGACGAAGCCCGCGCCTGGGCCGCACGAGTCCGCACCGCCGTCCGCGAACTGGCCGACTTCGTCCCATGGTTCTCCCCGGCAAAGGCAATCCAGACCGTCCCTATCGCCCAGGTGCGAATGGTCGTCCGGCTGTCAGTCATGCAAGCCCTGGGCACCCTCGCCTACGGAACCAGTTTCAACCCCGAATTTGTCTTCGCGCTGCCCGCCGACCAGATCGTAGAGCTGCCTGACCACTACTTCGACCGTAATCCCGGCCTGGCTGGTCAGGACATGTTTATCGTCGACACGGGAACGGACAGCGCGATGGGCTCCATCAGCCTGACCGACACTTTCTTTGACTGGGGGGTCGACGTATACAACCAGAAGTCGAGCGAGAATCGCTCGATTCACCACTCCAGCATCCTGGACGTCAACCCATTCAAAACCTTCATCACGGGAGGCCAGGCGGTGGGCACTGAGCTGGTATCGCTCCAGATCGTCCCGGAAACCATTACGGCGGACCTTTACGGGCCGGACGGCACCATCGCCGATGCGGGCAACCTGGTTCGCGGCCAGCGGTACTCCACGACAGCCAACGTCGAGGACGCTGACGGATTCCCGGCTGGGGGCTGGCGCACGGCGGTCACGGACAGCCAGAGCGCTTCCGGGCGTACCGTCGTTGACCAGTACGGCAGCCTCCAGGTCGCGATGGATGACATTGCGTTGACACTCACGGTCACCTGGACAGCGATCCTGGACGACACGGTCACGGTTAGCCAGACCTTCGACCTCACGGGACCAGCCGCTAACTACGACGGCTCCGGAGTCATCATCATGGACGAGCACTTCGCATTCGATGAGGGCACGGGGGCGGGGGGCGTGCTCACGTACACGCCCGGCATCGGAGCCGCTTACCAGGGCAGCCTTGACGCCGGGGTGACTTGGACTCCGCTGGGAGCCAGCCCCCTGGCGGTCGCGCACCTGGCAACACTCCACGTAAGGGGCGTCGCTTCCAGCGGCTACATCTTCTCGGATGGCACCACGATTGCCCAGCGCGGCATCTACCACGCTGTATAGGCCTTCACATGGGTAAAAGCGGGTCGGGGCGACTAGCCCCGGCCCGTTTCGCTTAGACAGGACAGATGATGACCCGATACAGCTCGAAGACGAACCCGGCCCGGATCAACTCAGGCGACGGGCCCTTCGAGCTGGCGGACGATAACGCGGCTTACCAGCACTACTACGGCCGACTCCTAGGCGTCTCGATGACCCGATTCCGATGGCTCGGCCTAGGCGACTGGATCGAGCCGAGTAGGGTCGAATGGCTCCTGAACACTCAAGGGCTGGCCGCGTTCACCTTCGTCAGGGGCGATGAGCTGGGCGAGCCAGAGGGCACGACGGCGGCGCGCACGGACTACTACACGAAGTCACCCCAACCCGGCAAGATGATATTTCAGGACCGCTTCACCATCACCAGGGCGGCATCGACGGGCTATCTCGACGACACCTTCACTCCAGCGGGATACCGGACCTACGCCCCTAACGGCGCGGGCAATAAGGTTTTCAACACGCTCGGCCCGCTCGAAGAGTGGCAAGGCGTGCCCATCTGGGGCGACATCAACCGGAGCAATTACACGGCCGCCACTATCGCTTACTTCGCCCGCCGAATCGCCCAGGGCGCAACCATCGTCGACACCAACATGAAGATGACCACGCGCGGAGCCGTCCTCTTCACTGACCAGGACGACTTGCAGGGTAAGCGGATCGCCCTGGACGGCATCTACCGAGGGATCGATGTCGCCGTCCGTAAGGGCTTCGACCTGGACGGCATCAAGGCCGTCGACTTCGGCGTGCATCCCGATACGGTCATCAACTCGCACCAGGTAGTGATGAGGATTTGGGCAGAGGCCCTGGAAGCCCTGGGCATCGAGAGCCCGGCCGACGAGAAGCGCGAGCGGGTCATAGTCGATGAGGTAGGCCGGGATAAAGCCCAGATCGGCAGCATCCGCCGCGCGGCCCTCACTCCCCGCGTGAACGCCGCCCAGCTCATCAATCGGCGTTTCTTTAGCGGCGAGCCGGTCGTAGAAGTGATAGACCAGGATGCCTAGCCCAGGCGATCCAGGGCGCCCAAAGCTTCTAAGGCTCCGCGAGCTTCACGCCAGCACGAGACGGCACTTATCTATGGTGCGAGCGATGCGCGGCTCCCGCGTGTCAGGGTGAGGCTGACAGCCGTTACTCAATCGTTACACTCTGTGACTAAATCGTTATCTAATCCGCTTGCGTTATGGGGGGTATTAGTGTATGCGCTGGCACAGCGCCTTCGGC